TGTATACCACTAAAGGCTGATATTTGTACAGGATTTTTAATAACATATTTGACTTCGTAATTTTCTACAATAGGAGTCTCAAGTTGGTAAGTTGCGGTAGGTCTAATACAGGCCTTGAGCATTTGGTCTTCACTTCTGATAGCCCTGTATTCTTCGCCGGTATCTGATTGGCAAATAGCCTTTTTGCTAAAGTCAGCAAAACCGGGCTGCGAAAAAGAGGAAGTCCATACGCGAGGTAAGCGCGAAAGGGGTAGAAGGTCTCTCTGTTCTCGTATGGGAGGTCTGAAAGCGCCCTTGTCCATGATACGATACGGCAAGTAGGCTTGTCTAGCACTTCCTCCATTGACATTTAGACCAACTTGGTTGACGTTTCCAGATTTTTGACCTCCATTATTACCGTAATTATCATATGATACAGCGACCATAGGGTTAACGCCGCGCGCGTAGACTAAAATAGCCTCGCATGCTCTGTCACCACTTTCATCAATCATTTCAGTAATTTCCGAGGTATATCCAACTTTGTCAACTTTGCGGGTGTAAATAGATTTGGGAGGATCTCTGAGAATATTCATATTATTTCCCCATGTTTCAACGGATGGGAGGGTGGCCTTGCCACTTCCGAATCCGACAATACTACTGTAAGAAATTGACATTTTTATCTTATGCGAGATAAAATTGTCATTTTAAATAGTGGATACGGTATATGTTGCTATAATTTTTGCGTCGGGTTTGGTTCTGTAATGGGGGAAAAAACTTTCAATAAAATAACCCGCTAAGACTTCTGCTGGATTAAGCGAAAATATGCGATCTTTAGCGGAATCCCCTTTTCCTAAGTAAGGAAGTAACTCTTTGATAAATTTTTTCGGTATAGTAGAATATTCTTTATGATAGCCCTTTTGTGTTGTACGTTTACCGCCGGTAAACATTCTTATGGCGTCTTGTGTATCGTTGTAAAATTCAAAGGGAGGTATGATTTCAGGCTTGAGGAAAAATTTACTCGATTTTGGGTTAGTAGTGATACCTTGCTCTTCAAGATAAGAAATCATCTCTTGTGTTAATTTAACCGGAAGCTCTATTACAGAATTATTATCTCGGTTAAGTTTAAATTCTGCACCCCAAGAAACCTTGCCATCTTCCCATTCAATTGTTTGAGAAATTTCTGCATCTGTATCAAAAGGTAAAAATCGTCCATTTTTAATAATAGCATAACGAGAGCCTAGACGGTATGTTGTATCTTGTTTTGTTTTGTAAATAGGGTATTTAGGAGACATCGGGCGAGATATACCGAAATCATTAAGAACAAAGAGCTTACCGAAATTAGGTACATAATAGCTTTGTCCCTTTACTATATATTCCCAATATCCTTGAGGTTCCACATCATAGACTAGCACGTTCTCTTTTTTGACGTCGAAATTCATTATTTGGGCGTGATGTTGAATAGAGTGTATAGCGACCATTATTTGGAAAAGAGCGGAATGCAACTCTTCAAGGGATCTCTTCTCCTGTAAATAATTTTTAAGATTTCCTTCCGCTAATTCTAAAGCCATAATTACACATGGAATAGTGTTTTTCTCGTTGTCGATAATCAGTTCACATTTATCGCATGTAAAGGTTTCGTAAAGGAGAGGAAGATTTGGACAAATATTTTTCTCAATCATAGGTTTAAGAATGTCCTGCAGAAAAAATACTTCGTGCCAAGAAGAAAAAGAGATATCGTAGGGATTTTCTATTGATTCAGGCTTTAATTTGGACATTTTTACTGCAAATATCTGGGAAGAATAACCGGTCTTAAAAACGTTACCATAGCTGCCTTTACCAATCAACTGCAAGTCCATATTATCTTGTAGACATTGTTTCCAAAGAGGTAATTTTTTAATGTCTGCAAGACTGTCGCGAATTTTTTCTGCGTATATAAACCTTTGTTTCGCACTCAGATAGATACCCGGTAAATAATTTTGTTCGTAAAGTTTAATTGAGGTCTTTGGCAAGGTACATTTCCATTCTCTCTTGAATTGCGAACCTACAACAAGGACACTGCCGGTATGGCAAAGGACATCAATTTTTTCAGATCCTTTTTCAAATAGGGCTATTTCGTCTTTGAGAGCGACGCATGCTATAGATCCGGGTTGATTCTCAGTGTATTTCGGTTTGTAAATTTTTCCTGTTACCATAGCTAGACCAACGCTTAGACTGGTAATTGAGCGGTCGTCGAGTTTTTTGGTGATTTCTGTGATAATAGGTCCGCTAAATAATTCTGGATAATAAAGAACATTTTTTTCGGTATTTTCTATAATTATTTTTTTCTGTCTCACTGTTATCATTTTATCTAATGAAACTTTCTATAATATAATAAATGAGCAAAAAAGCTATCCAAATAATTTCTCTACTTTTATCGATAGTTGGATTAGTGTACTTAGTTTTATCCCACTACGGTATACTTAGGTATGTTAAGCTACACATGACATCGACAGAATACTATCTGGATAGTTACACCAAATTGCCTAAAGGCAGTAAAGACAGAGTAGTAATCTGTTTTGCGGCAGATACAGAAGATTTGGGGAAATTAAAACCTTTTATAAACTCTATTCTAGACCAAACGGTTAGAATAGACGATATTGGATTAACTATACCTTACAAAAATATGGAAAAGATTCCCAAAGGTCTCAAAAAAATCCTTTCGGCTTATGGATACAGTAAAGATTATGATAACGCTGGTAACCTAATTAACTCTATATTGAGAGAACCGGAGGCTAATACAAAAATTATTATAGTTGAACCTAACATGGTATATGGGCAAGATTTTATCGAAACCATGATTGAGGAAAGTGAGAAAAATCCTGATAAAATTATTTATGCGAACAAGAGCAAACATCCACGTTGGGGGCTTTTAATTAAGCCAAAATTTTTCACCAACAAGATAGCTGAATATGAAAAGGGTAAGGGATGTTGTCCATGGTTAGAAGAATGTGCAAATGCTGGCAGCGAGATAGTAAATTATTCTCTTACTTACAAAAGATTATAGGTCAATAGGACTAGCGCCAACTTTGCAAGTAAAATCCCCATAGAAAGAATGGAATTGGTAAGGTTTCACCCCTTGTGAGTATATAAAACTCTTTCCGAGAATATTTCTCTTGCGATCACGCTCGTCTACACCCTTAATCCGGTCAAAATACCATCGTTCAACTTTTGCATAGTCAACCATGGGAAGAATCACCGTTCCTTCCCATGTCTGTCTTTTGCCGCTGAGATCAACAGGAAATTCATCGGGACAATATTCTGACATCGGGGAACTTTCTGAACGCAGCAAATCGTCCAAAGGCGCGGGAAGAAGGTCCGCGCTCTTGGGAGGCAACACAGAAAGGAGTTGGATAAAGGGCACTGTTGGAGATGTTATCGGATAATCCTTAAAGGAAAATGTTGAGACATGTTCAGCGATGGTGTGTGCAAACGGTGCATAATGGTAAGGGAAACGCCATTTCCAATTAGGCACTCCTCGAGTGTAGTAGGTCATCACCCATTGCATTCCCTCCAGATAATCGTGACAAAGGCTTTCCATGCTCTTTACATCGGACAGGTTAGATTCGTAGTAGTCTGCACGATACTGTTCAATATCCAGGTCGTATTTTCCCTCAACTAGTTTGGCATTCGCCTCCAAAAGAGGATCCGGGAAGAATACATCCTTGTGGGATAGCTTATCCTGTAGAACCCCTTTCTCATATTGGGAAACAGTACCAAGAAAGGCTTTCAAAGCTCTGCGACGAAATCGCACCCCCTTGCTCGTGTTCTTGGTGATATGTCCGTAGGTTTCACAGGTATTCTTGTAAACATCAAGCATAAAATCGATACCTCCTTCAATAATTTCGATACCGGGAATGTGAGGTAAAAAATCATTGCCGACCGTGAAACACATAAAGATAAAGTCGTTAATTGCGCTTTCGATATCGTATTTCTTTTCGCTTTCCCCGTCATTCCAGCGCATGACTTCACCCATTTCCCTGCGTACGTTACCAATATCGATCACGTAGAACTCAAAATTGGAGTTCATTGGCTCCTCACGTAGAATCCAAAACTTAGGAATGTGGGTGCCAAGAGAAAGCATAATAAGGTCAGCATCCATTCCGTGAATACAAAATGACTCTGTTGTTCGGCCATATTGGCGAATGAAGTTAATCAGCTTGTGTTCGCCTTCTCCGGGAGCTTTTTCATTAGAGAAAACGACTTCAATTTTAGACCAAATTGTCTCATCTTCCGACATCTTTTTGCGAATATACCAGTCAATATACTTGGTAAGATAGTCCATAAACTTTGTGCCGGGAGTTATGCTGTTTGAGTCGAATGTGCGACTTGTATCGCTTTCTTTTTCCAGTGCACTCATAAAACGGCGCTGGCGTTGTTGGTTTTGTTTGCTGAGCGGTGCGGGACCGTCAACACAGAGGATAAGTCTTTTTCTGGGATTGACAATAGTAAGAACCTTGTCAAGAGTTTCACAAACGTCCTCAAAAACCTTCATTTGTTTCTGCAGGCCTCCGATTCTTTGGGGAGGACGACGAGATCCGAGTAGTCTTGAACGAGGCTTACAGTTGCCATATTCATATATTTTTTGTGCTGAATTGTGGAATAGACCGTTCATGTCGATCATGAAATTATCGATGACTATTCCGTCTTCCATGATAATCTCTTCTTTCATATCGGCAAAAGTCTCTCCTTTTTGCAGGCGATAGATACCGTCAGCGAATCGTTTCTTAAACCAACTGAAGAAATGTTTGATGCCCATTTTGGTTTATCTATAAATTTTTGTTCTTAATTTCATTTTGGAAAGTAAGAACTTTTTCTTTGAGAATAAAATGGACGAGTCTGAACTCGAAATCCGAGAAGTTAACCAGCGAAAATGTGAAGGATGTAAAATTCGGCATATATGTGTGAGATGTATTAAGAATATGCATATATGCACGAAATGTGGAAAAATGTCTCATGATTGTGATATATGTGGAATAGCCATGAATAGTTTAGCCGAAATTAAAAAGCACCAAAAAGAGTCTAAAATATGCAGAAAAGCTAGGACATTAACAGCAAAATCTTTCGAAGAACAGCTAGTTAAAGCTGGTATTCAAGTAACTAATAAACATCACAGAAGAAGTTCCTTACCCGTTATAACATCTATCGGAGTAGTCTCTTAGCAGGTACTTCCTCGTCGCTCTCAAGATCAGAATCAAAAGGATTCATAGCAGTTTTGACCGTCTGCTTAGGTGCCTTAGCCGGTGCCTTAGCCGGTGCCTTAGCCGGTTCCTTAACCGGTGCCTTAGCCGGTGCTTCTGTTTCAGAATCCTCGTTGCTAGACGATGAACGCTTTTTCACAGTTACCTGCACCTTTGTTACTGGTTCTTGTGGTTCCGCAACAAAAGGTTGGGAAGAAGCAAGACGGGATACATTTGTTAGGAATGTAAGACGTTCCTTAAGATCCATAGATTTCATCGCCGTCTCAATTGAGCTAATAAGGTCGGTCGTGTTCGTAGTGGGATTGACCACAGGTTTAGCAACGGGCTTAGCAGCGGGCTTAGCAGCGGGCTTAGCAGCGGGCTTAGCTGCGGGCTTAGCAGAAGTCTTTGGAGAATTATCTTCATTGTCAACTTTTCCAGATGCAATATAGGAAAGGACTTTGTCCTCATTTTTCTTAGAAAAAATCCAACCGGGACCATCTCTCAAATTGGCATTATATTTTCCGCCAAGTTTTTTCAGATCTTCTTTGTGGTCTTTTGTTTCTCCACGGACGACAATAGCTTTGTCAGAATAATCGGTACAGGACAAATCGGTCATTATTTTATACATTTAAGACATGTATAAAAAGTTTTTCAATTTATTTTTACGTTTGAAAGAGAATCTGCCATTTGTTGTATAATTTTATTCCCCAATAAGTTACCTAACACGTCGACAAGATCTTTCTGACATTGTTCGGTTGCATTATAAAGAATATTCGTATCACACTCAATATAGCGCCCTAAATTGACAGAATCTTCTATTAATCCTAAGCAAATAAATCTCCAGCCACATGATTTAGCTATAGCAATTTGCAAAGCCATTAGCTTAATATTAGTAAATCTACTGGACGTATCTTCATTATCACACAGAAGTATTACTGTTGGAGGCTTTTGTTTGTTAATAATATAAAAATTAAGCAAAATATTAATGACAGCTGTAAATTTATCATATAGAAATAGTGTACCATTGGGACTAATATCATTAATACTAATAGACCTATTTTCTAATGAATTTAGACATAAATATTCAATAGAATTATTAATCAGAATAATCGATACTAAAGTATCCGGATGGGTATTTTTAAGAATATTGTTAACAGTAACAACATACGATTTTAAATATTCTTCAGAAGATTTCGAACAGTCGATAATTATGATTATACTGTCAGCCATTTTATTTTTAACAGTAATTTTTAAACTCGAAAAGATTTTCTTTTCAGGTTAGGCTAGATAGCTCATTATTCCGTTTTAAATAATTTGCTTGCTGTAACTATCTTTTTATACGTCACTACAAAATACCTTTCTACATGTAAGGTTCCCTATGTATTTATCACAGGTTAGACTCAAAGGAAATCAAACATCTCTAAGACTGTCTACACAGACATGGAAACATTCAGAACATCTTCTCTGTCTTATACCTTGTATAATAGGAAACCGAGCGCTCTACATGGATAAATTCTAGTTTGACGGTGTGTCCTTCTACCACACTTGGCCTCTTTTTTATGGCTTACATTATTTTCTACATTTTTATGGCTTATATATTTTGCAGGTTAACTACTGAGTACCAAGAGTGTTGATTACCATCATCGTGTTTGCTGGATGTACTCAATATTATAAAACATATTTTTAAATAGCTTTTAGTTGTAAAAATTACTCATCAATCTCGTCATCCTCTTGAATTGTAGCTAGTTTTGCGACATCGATAGCCAAATCGCACATTCCCGTACCTATCGGAGCAATCTTGCCACAAATGATACTCGCACTGACCCCTCGGGTTTGCTCTTCTTGTCCAAATACACCAGCCTTAAGGAAATTGTCTAGAGTCTCTTCGAAGCTCGCCTTGCCAAATGGACCAGACTCCTCAGTTCTCATTGTGTAACGGGAGATAGATGATATTGTACCGAGAAAAGTCATCTTGTCGACCAAAAGCATAATATGAC